TTAACTCATAAACAAATTGAACTGCAGCAGCAATATCAAACTTATCTTGTTCTGTTACCCATCCCCAGTCTGTGATTCCTCTGTGAAAATTATATTTTTGTGAATGTATTGATGGAAAATATTCATTGACTTTACGATAATATTTATCTTTATCTCCATATGCTGCCATTCCCATCATTATATATTCTTCTTGGTTTGGCATTAGACCAATTAATTGTGTAAATGCTGAGTAAAATAGTCCAAAGCTCACTGGATAATTTTGCTTATACTTTAATTTAATTTTATTTTCTTCTCCAGACCAAATTGTTGAAGTGTTGTACTCTCCAATTGAATCAAGTACTACAATAACAGCATCTTTAAAGCTACTTGTATAGTAGCCTGCTGCAGCATGAGAATAATGATGTTTAAAATACTTTACTGGAAGATCTAGGGGAATATTTGGCTTCCAGTCACCAGATCCGCCTTTTAAAATAAGTCTGGATCTTTTTAATTGAGGTTTTTCATAGTATGCAATATGTGTTGGTGTTCCATAATTTAATGCATCTAAAATAATTTCTTTATTATTGTACCAATCATTTTTTTGCTTGCTATATCTTTCTGCATGTCCTGCAAAAAGAATTTCACCGTCTTTAATTAATGACACAGAGGCATCATGAGAAGTTTCATTTATTCCTAATATGATCAGTTTTCTTCTCCTCCAAAAGGTAGTATGCCTAATTCTTTAGCCATTTTAATTCCATCTTCACTTAATTCAAATGAAGCTTCTAAATTATCGTCATAATGAACTTCCATAAGACCCATTTTATAAAGTTTAATTAATGCATTGTCTAAAAACTCTACGTGTGTTTTCCATAATTCTGGAGCAAGTGTTTCTGCCTTTTTTGTTACAGCATAAATAAACTCTCCATCCTCTTCAATACCTACTACCTCTACGGCACCAATTTCTAGGTAATGATTTAACAGAAAATTTTCGTCTTCGTCCATTTATTCTCCAAGTACAGCAGACAGGACTTGAACCTGTGATAACCGAATTATGAGTTCGGGGCCTTGACCAACTTGGCTACTGCTGCATATGTTAATTATACTATTTGCCATAATTTAGTCAATGCTTTATTGAATATTATTTTCTTTGTCTATTGTTTGTTCAACTATAGATTGTACATAATCAGAAAAATGTTTTCTTACGCTCCCAGTTGGTCTGCTTCCTATTGACAACCATAACCTTTTATACTCTATTACATTAGCAAAAGTTGTTGGGCATAATGTAATTCCTTCATACTCTTTTAATATTATTGGCAATGGAACATGCTTTCCACAACATAGGCATTGCTTGGCTTGCTCTTGATAAAAACTCATAGTATTTGCATCCTGTCCATTGCGTCTTGTAAAGAGCTCGGCATTCTAGGAGCCCTGATCATATTCATAACAACCTCTTCTTCTTTTTCTTCTCTATCAAAACTAAATGATTCATATGTATGTATATTTATTTCTTGATTGTTATCAAATCTTGTTCTGCTTATTGAATTAAATATAGATCCGCATACAGCATCTGCAAGGTCTTTTGATCCTTTTCTTGGGTGGTCTACCTTATCACGCATAATTTTTAATTGCAATAGTTCATCAATTAAAAGTGGAATATGTGGACCACTCAATCTTTCTTCAAGCACAACCATTGCCATGTCATCATAATGCTTTTTTGCTACCGAAAGAATTTCAGTATTTATACCGTAAGATTTTAATTGTTGCATCATATCGTGGGAATTCCATCTGTCAAAAGTGCACACAGCAATATTAAAACCTCTAGTTTTAAGAGAAAGAATATAGTCTTTTACTTCTGTGAAATCTACAGATTTATCTGCGGTTGGTGTCCAATATCTTACTGCATCCACAGAAACTATAGGTGCTGGTTGAGAATAATCATTTGTGACCTTTACATTAACCCATCTATCTACGTGTGACATTGAAACTGCACAATGGTCATGCTTTTGCGCTAAGTCTACGTGTATAAAGTACTTTTTATCTGGATCTGGTATAAACCATTCTTCTAATCTTCCAAATTTATCTACTGCAAGCCCAGTATTGTTGAAAGCTTTTTCTACTTTCTCTCTTGATTTAAAAAACGCATCAATCATTTCTGGTGGCATACAGGCAAATCTTCCCAAAGCATCTAATGAATTTTTATAAAATGCTGTTTTAAAATCATCGATGCTTCTTGTTGGATTAACCTCCCAGGTAGGTCTTTTTAAAGCGTATACTTTTGGAACCAGATAAGATTTTATATGGTCCTCTTCCCATTCAATTTCAAATTCATTTCCTTCAATACCGTCTGGAAGATCTTCGTCCATTTTAAACTTATGAGATCTTATAATCGTTTCTTTTTCTGCTATTGATGCTTCATAAAATTTTTGTATCGGATCATTTTTAAATCGTGGGAAAGAAAGAAGAATTACTTTACCATAATCTGGAAAACGAGAATCAACAGATCCCCTGTACATCTCATATATTGCATCTGCTGTTTTAGCCTGGTCATGCCCTGTTGTATTTTCAATTGCAAATCCTGCAATTTCGTCTAGAATTACTACAAGAACGTTATAACCTTCCCATGCTTCTCTTTCAGAGTGTCCAGAATGTACTGTGATTGCTTTATCAAATTTCATTTCTGAAGCTTTTGATTCATACTTTCCAGCAAACCATGGGGATCTATCGATGCGAGTTTTAAATCCTTTAAAGAAAACGTTATTTGCTTGCTGTGCGTTAATAGCAATATTTAAAATATCTATAGAGTCGCCTGGAGGTTTGCCATAATATGTGGCTGGATCTTTTAAGCATAACAGTAAATATACTATATAAGAAACAGCTATAGTAGAACAATAATCTTTTCCAGAACCTTTACCTAGTTGGGCTATTACTTCTGTTGCAGTTTGTTTAAATATTCTTTTTCCTTCTTCTTCCCCAAACAATTTAATTAGGGTAGACTCTTTATAAATTTGTGAACTTTTTTCAATTAAAGTGTATTGTAATTCAGATAAATGTGGGAGCCCAAGATAGTTGGGGCTTGTTACAAAAGTTTTAAGATCTACTGGTCTTTCTTCAAATTCTTCGCCATCCAGTATGTCAATTAAATCATTAAAATTAAGATCCACTGACTTCCTCAATTATTTCTATTGGCTCAACTATTCCCGTAATCTGAGAAAGCCTTTTAGCAACATCTAGTTTACATTTTGGGCATGATGCAGTAACCTCTTTTAGAATACCTACAAGAATCTCCTGCTTTCTTTCTGTTTCTGCAATTTGAGAAGCAATTTCATTATTTTCTAATACTCCTACAGATTGAAGCATTGCAATTCTTTTTGTTTCAATATCAGCTATAAGCTTAAGTGCTCCTGCTTTTACATTAAGTTGTCCCTGGGTATCTGCATCTTCTACTGTTTTCCAGGCCTCTTTTATAAGCATTGCATAGTGCTGATCTGCCCCAGAAATTGCTTCTCTTGCACGGTCACGTATATTGCTATCGTTGTGAACTACAGATTTCCATTCGTCAATATACTCTAATACTTCTTTTCTTGTATACCCAGTCGTGCTAGCAATTTGGGTAGCAGAATTTCCCTTGAGCAATTCTTGCACAACTTTATTCATTTTATCAAAGTGTACTGCTGGTTCTAATTCTGACATATAATTATTATACTTTTAGTCAACTAAAAAGTCAATTAGAATTAGCCTTTGAAATTTTGTAAAGAATTAAATAGCCTATTAGGTCATCTATATCATTGTCTCCAGCAAAACCCTGATTATTTTTTACCCTATTTAATTTATCATCAATTCTAACTTTAAGTTGCTCCGTAGAATCAGCTGTTGAAAATATTCTAGCTGGCTCTAAAGCAGAATTACCGTATGAAATATTTTTTTCAATTAGCATGTGAGCAATTTCATGACACGCTGACCATATTTTCATTCCAGCTGGGGCACCGATGGCGTGTAAATATAGATCTTCACAATGAAAATCTTTTACGTCTTCAAATACTGGCTTTAACATAATATGACTTACTCGTGTATGTGTTCTGGTCTCATGTAATTTGGATCTTTTTTAACCCAAACTTGCCAACCTTTTTCAATAACAGTTAGGTGTTCTGAATACATGCTTACAAACATATCAATTGCTGGACCTGGATTATATATAGAGCCTCGTGGGTGAGTCCATGCATAATCATCAATTGCCATAATACCTCCTGGCTTTAACAATTCCCAGGAAAGTAATGCGTCTGTCATAAATGCTTGTGGCATATGATCTCCATCAATATAAATAAAATCATATTGCTTTGATCTGTTTTTCATTAACCATTCGTCGCTGTATGCTTTTTGTTTAATAAGTTGATCTTTAAATGGTTCAAGCTGTTCATCAAAAGCTGCCTCTACATCATTAAAGTTAAAGGCTTCATGTGCAACATTTCCATTCCATGGATCTACGCATGTTAGCTTTGATGTTTTATCTGTTAAAACATTTTCAATAGTCCAGGCTGCGCTGTTACCGCAAAATGAACCGATTTCAAGAAAATTTAAATTTGGCTTACCCTTAAAATCATTTAGTAATCTATTAAAATCATCTTGCGTTTTATTTCCTAAAAACCAATTTGGTAGTTTTTCTGCTAGGGTTCTTGGCATTTTATCTCTTTTCTGGCACTGGGTGCCCTATTTCTTTTTCTTGAAATGTTGATACTATATCATACAATTTACATCCCATTTCCGCAATAGGGTGAAGGGTGTAAGATTTAAACACTTCTGGCTGTCTATAAATATACCAATCTATCGGCATATTAAAACCGTTTATTAAACATAAATCTAAAATTTTTTGTGCTGATTTTTTATTTAAAATATAGCAAAGCATTGACCAGTCTTGGTAGGCTGGGACTATTTCTGAACCGCCATTTTTTTCTTGAAATCTTGGGAATTGATTTTCATGAACAAAATAACTAAAAACTTCCCAGTCGTCTGGCAGCATATCCATATAGTATCCCAATAAATAAAGGAACCTATCCTTGTCTGGAACAAATATATCATCTTCCATCAACATTAAATATTCTTTTTCAGTCTTTAAAAAATTTTTTATAGCAAGCAAATTACTTGCCCATATACCTAACTCTCCCCATTTAAACTCTCTTTGAGTCTTTATTAAATTATGACTTTCGTTAAAATTAAAATACTCTTCTTCATTACTTATTAATACAGTATCTGTATCTAATCTAGTTATCTTTTTGCAAAGAAAATCATCAAGGTCTTTAAATAACTCTGATCTTTTTTGACTAGAGTCACCGTACCCTGGGATGTGAAAAATTTTATAACACAGCTCATCAATATTCATCTTTTTTTAATTAAGCCAAACTGGTCTAAGTATCTCTGTATTGTCATAGCAGATACATTGCATTCTTTTCCTATTTCGCTAACAGTCTTTTTTTGTATTATGTACCTTCTGTGTAGCCATTCTTTACTTTGATATAACTTCATCGCTCTGTTAATACCTGATTCCCATAATGTGCAATCCCAAAACTATCTGCCACGTCAAAATCATTAACATTTAAATTATATTTTTTATTAAAATAATCTACAGTTCTTTGCTTTCTCATATTACGTAATTGATTTTTATACCATGAATCTGCGTAACCTGGGTTTGCTAATCTTATTGCAGACTTTTCATCCTTTGTCGGATTTTTGTTGCCGATATACGCCTGCCATGCGGATGGGCTAATAGTAATAACCTTAGCGCCAGTAGCCATAAGCTCAGCAATAACAACTCCATAGACATAAGATAATTTTATCACAGCGTCTGGTGACCTGACAAGTATGGCTCCCTCTACTACAATATAATCAGACTTTAACTCTTCTAACATTAAATTCATTTTAATTTTTGCGTCATGAATTTTTTCATATATATCATTTCCATTTAAATTTATTTTTCCCCATTTTATTGGGATATTGTTTTCCATTAAACAAAATGCAATTGAGCTGGTTGATGCGTCTATTCCTAAAACTCTATAGGCTTTTGTTTTTACAAGATCAGCTAATTTCATTAATCATTCCCATCAATTTATCTTTTAATTTTAAATTAATATTTTTTTCACATGAAGAACAAAATTTGTTTTGATTATATCTACTTAGCGGAGCTCCGCATTTCTTACATGGCCTATGTGCGCCATTTCTAATTGCTTTTTTCTCATAATATTTTTCCATAATCCTTTTATTTGTTGCAATTCTGCAGCATTCATCAGAGCAATATTTTTGATTATGTGTTTTTGATTCAAATTCTTTTTTACACTCTTTGTTGTTACAAATCATATCTTAGGCACTTTCATTAATTCTATTTGTACTGTGCCTAATCCATAATTTTTATCCCAGCATTGTTTTTTTACTGGGCAATAAGTACAAGGCATTTTATATTTTGTTGCACCTGCGGGCCGCATTGGAAGATCTCCGTTTTGGAAATTGTCCCACACCTCTTGCATCCAAATGAATGCGTCTTCTATGATTTGTTTATTCTTTTCATTCATTGAAACTGGTATTATAATAACTTCTTGTGTATTTTTATTTTCATATAAAAAGAAACCCTCTTTGGCATTTCTTAATTTCATATATGTTAAAAGCTGAAGCATATGATTTGAAGATGATTTCATTTCTGATTTTCTAGTATCCCAAACTTCTTGCTTTGCTGTTTTAATTTCTCCTATTACTTCTTCTCCATCATACGACATTATTAAGTCTATAAATCCTCTAATTGGAGGATACTCATTTATTATTTCCTGTTCTTCTGAAACAAATTCAGGCATTGTAGAAATAAGCTTTTGTAATCTTTCGTGTGCTTGTGTTCCTTGTGCCATATTTGCTATTGCAACAGAATCATTATCGTCTATAAAAATGGCACCACTGAATGCCATATACCAATACCTTGGGCATGTTCCATGTCCGTATCCAAGGCTGCTTGGGCTAAAAGACTTTTTTGTCATTTCTCCGTCTGGTCTTTTGGTATTTCTATACGATTCGTCCAAAAGGGATGCAAATTTTTCTGGATCAAAAAATTTTCCTGAATGTTTTTTAAATTTTAAATTACTGACAATTTCTCTTGACATTAATTATTCTCGCTTAAAGCATCTAATGGGGTGGGTGCTGTTATTAAAGAATGACAATCTATGCATTCCGCATCGTCTAAGAAATAACTGGATATCTCATAAGTCTCTAAATCAAATTGGACTGTTATCCTTAGCAATGCTGATCCACATATTGGGCATACTGGGGAAGGTATTCCTCTTGCATCTATTTTCATGAATTATATCTAACCACATATTTAAGAGCATCTACAAGTTTGTCTATAGATTCTTTTACAGAATAGTAAACATTCTTTTTATTGTTATTAACAGTGCCCGCCT